ACTTTCTGCCGCCTGCCGGGCTGACTCCGATGCATCCCCTGCTGAAGTGTCAGCATTTGCCGCGCTCTCTTCTGCCTGACTGGCTGATATGCCGGCATTCCTCGCGGACGTCTCCGCCTCTCCGGCATTCTTCTTCGCCTCCTCAGCGTGACGCGCCGCTTCTTCCACCATCAGTTCAAAACGACGCAGTGCCTCCGGCCGGACGTCATCCTCCGACATGGCACCGAGAAAATCATTCAGCGTCCCCGGTTGAGAATCTTCATACACGGTGATGGTCCCGGCATGTGACGGCGGGAACCCTTCCACCAACAGAATAACGCTGTACTGACCGTACTCAACGTCCATGCTGTAACGACCGGCTTCATCCGGATTTTCAGAGGCCACCGTGTTCACCACCACCGTGGCGCTGTTACGTCTGGCTTTCAGTTGAATGGTGCAGTTCTCTACCGGTTTTCCTGTGCCGTCTTTCAGTACACCTGAAATCTTTACTGCCATATTCACCCCACAAAAAAGCCCGCCTGAACCGGCGGGCTGTCATAACACTGTGTTACCTGGCTAATCAGAACTTATAACCGACACCCACGATGAAACCGTCAGTGCGCCAGTCGCCACTGCCGGAGCCTTCATAAGCAATATCAATGGCCACGGATTCGGTCGGGTTAAACTGCACGCCAGCCCCCCACGCCAGAGACGTGTTGCTGTGGCGACCGTCATCACTTCCGGTCAGCACATCGTGCGTTTTCCCCTTGTTGTCAGTTACGCGAAGATAATCCCCGGAGAAAGTCGACACACGGCTGTAAGCCACACCCGCCATCGCATACGCGCTGAACCATTCATTCACGCGCACAGACGGCCCCGCCATCACGCTGAACCAGCGGTTACGCACGGAATCTTCATGCCAGCGGGTATCGCTGTAACGGGTAAGCTGGCGATTCTTGTCTCCTGCATAGCTGAATGACGTCACCAGCCCCAGCGTGTCCGTAAATTCATAACGGTATTTCACGTTAATCCCGTTAAGATTATCGCTACCGGGAGCGCTCGTCCGGGCATGAAGATACCCCGCGCTCAGCGTGGCCTGCTGCTCAGACGCCCATGCAGGCGCGCCGGATACGGCCAGACAGATGGCTGCGGACAAAATGGCGGCATAAAGTTTACGCATAATTACCTCTCGCTTTTCTGCAATAAAAAAGGCGCCATTTCTGGCGCCCGTATATGGGTTATAAAATTCAGCTGATACTGATGCCTGCGGTGGCTTTCTTCATCACCACAACCAGCAAATCGCTGATACTTGCTGTGGGATACCAGTTATTCACCAGCCATGCTGACACCGAAAACTCCAGCGTCATGTGACCGTGACCGGCAGGCATATCAATAACGCCACTGTAAATCAGCGTATTATCCAGCGCGGTACGGTTATAAATTTCAGCACCGTTTTTCCGCACTATCAGACGGCATGAGGAGTAAATATCAGTATGCTCTCTCTCTCATGTTTAGCGCCGCTGAATGCCACCGCCGGAATAACAATCTGCCGGTCAAACGGCTGATCGTCATAAACCCTGACGGTAATGGTCCCTGATGGCCACCGTTCCGGTGCACGGGAGTCCCGGGGGAAAGCTTTGCCCACTGTTTTAACGAGATCGCCTTCAATCTGGTTCGCGGACAGTTTTCCCAGAACCCGACAGTTCTCGTTAATCGTGACGTTGTTGAGCGTCCCGGAGTTCGCATTCACACTGCCACTGATATCCGCATTTTTAGCGGTCAGCTTTCCGTCTGATGTCAGGGAAAATGCCGGAGGATTGCCGCCACTGGTAATGGTGGGAGCCGTCAGATATTTCAGGAACACTTCATTCATGAATATCTGATCGCCCTGACCAACAAACATCGGCTTTGTGTTGCCATTCGCAGGATTAATCATCGCAATCCTGTCTGCCGCCAGCAGCACCTGACTCTGCATTCCTGCTGGCGTATTCTCAATACCGGCACCGATACCCGCAATATAAAGGCGTCCGTCCTGCATCTGCTGCAGTTTCACGGCCCACATGCTGTTCAGGTTATTATTTGTATCAACCTGAACTTTCTGTATCTGCTGGATTGCCGCACTCTGATTTTCCAGTTTTTTATTGACGGTCTGCGTGATTTCATTGCTGACATTCGTAATGGACGTCCTGATTTCAGCCAGGTCCGGCGCAAGCTGACCGTTATCAATCTGCGTCCACAGCTCCTGGGCCAGATGTGTTTTCCCGATTTCTCCTTTGAAAAAATCCAGATAGCCGGATGCATCATCACTCGGCTGGCCAACAGCCTCCACAAATGCCGATTTGCCAACGGTGTTCACACTGCGGATATAAAAGTAATAATCATGGCCCGGTTTGATATTGATACTGGCGGCTATCCAGTACAGCCCCGTGCCAAGGTAGCGGGCTGTGGTTTCAACCTGCCTGATATCGGTAATCCGCGTTTCCGAAAACCAGAACTCAAACTGTACCGTCGGGTCATACACCGCAAGACGCGGGACCGCTGTTATCTGAAAATAGCCCGGTGTCAGCTCAATCTGTGACGGCGCTGCCGGTGCGGCAATCCGGAACGATACCGACGCCGGATCGCCCTGCTGCCCCCACGCATTTACCGCCCGGACTGTCAGCCTGTAGTTCCCCGGCGCCAGTTGCGTGAAGCGGTATGTGGTTTCCGTCGTCCGGGCCGTGCTGACCAGCCGCTCACTGCCGTCATCCGCGGCCACGGTCAGGCGAAGCATAAAGCTCACGCCCTTCACCACCTTCGGCGTGTCCCATTTCGCCTGCGCCAGATACTGACCGTCAGCTGCGCTCACCTCCACCGTCAGGTGCTGCACTGCCGGAGGGATGACGCTGTTCAGGGTGCCTGACTGCGGCTCAAAGCGGGCACCGTTATCCACGATGGCTTCTTTTTCCGGTACGTGCTGCACCGCCGTGATGGCAAAGGTGCCGTCCGTGTTTTCCCGGACGGAGACACAGCGGAACAGGCGACGGCGCAGTGACGGCAGGGAGAGCCCCCACACACCGTATGTCTCCACGCCATCAGGCAGGGTGCTGACCTGTATCCGGTCCGGCGCGGGGTGTGCAGTGATGGCCACGCTCACCGGCTTACCGCTGCCGTTAATCAGGTTCACCGTGGCGGCACCGGTCTCCGGCAGGGTCACCTCACGGTCCAGTGTCAGGGTGCGGCTGGCGGCATCGATGGACAGGATACGTCCGCCGGTCATGGTCCCGGCATAGTCGTTATCACAGATTTCAATAATGTCACCGGGTGTGTGACGCAGCCCCTGTGACCCGAGCGTGAAATCCACCGTCTGCGTTTCCAGCAGTCCGGTCTTTATCACCCACAGCCCGGCACGGTGGGCCTGACCGCGACTGGTGCAGCCGAACGCATCCATCTTCAGCAGGTTGCGTCCGTAGCGCAGTATGGCTTCCGGGTCTTCCACCAGTTCCGTGGAGGTCTGCCAGCCGTTCTGCGGGTCGGTGTAATTCACCTCCACCGCCGTGTGGCGGTCCTTCAGGGCGCTGAAGCTGTAGCGAAACCCCACGCCGTTATCATCCACCACCACATCACTGCTGGTGTAGGGCCACACCACATCTGACGGACGGTCCTGCACAAACGTCAGCGTCTGCCCGTTCCATACCGGCATACAGCGCATCGCCGAGCAGAAATCACTGAGAACGTCCCACGCCTTACGCTGTTGTGACAGGTACGCATTGAAAGTCATCCGCGGCTCTGTGCCCCCGAAACCATCCGGGACCGTCTGGTCGCAGTACTGCGCAATGGCATACAGCGCCCACTTGTCCACATCCGCCGCCCCCAGGCGTTTTCCCATTCCGTAGCGCGGGTGGGTCAGCATGTCCCACAGGCACCAGGCAGGGTTGTTGCTGTATGCCGGTTTCAGGCTGCCGTCCCAGATGCCGCTGTACGTGCGTTTTTCCGGGTCATAGTTTGACGGTACCTGGATGATGCGACCGCGGATATGGTAGTTCACCGTCATCTGCTGACCGCCAAACTGCTCCGCATCCACCTGCAGCCCCACAATCGCCGTGTTCGGGTAGCACTGTTTCACATCGATGATTTCGGTGTATGACGACCAGAGCGTCTTATTCTGCAGCTGGTCCGAGGTGCTGTCCGCTGTCTCCCGGACCATCCGGATGTTAAAGGGCCGCTCAGGCAGATTATCCAGAATCACCGACGCCAGAAACTGCGAGGTGGTCTTGCCGTTAATGGTGACATCCTTTTCCGTCACCCAGTTACCGTTACGCTGCAACTGAATCAGCAGTCGGACAGAAGAGTGATTACGGTCGCCCTTTGAGGTGGTCTCCAACAGTGACTGCACCCCGAAGGTGACCCGCAGGCGGTCAATGTTCGCGGACGTAATGGTGCGCGTCACCGGCTTTGCCTTCGTCACTTCCACGCCCAGTGCGGTTTCCGCCCCGGAGGACTCAAAGCCTTCAGGTGGTGTCTGCTCCTGCTCCCCGGCGCGCCAGACCGCTGTCACACCATGTATCACAGGATTACCGTCCGTGTCCGTCAGCGGGGTTTTGTTCACCAGGATACTCTGCAGCCCCTTCACCGGACCTTCAATCGGCCCTTCACCAATGGCATCAATCACGCTCATCATCTGCGTGGACTTAAGATTGTCCTTTGCCTCTACCGGCGTGTGCGCCTTGCCGCCACCTTTGCCCATTGTCTCACCCTTTACTGTGATAACTGTTACGCACAAAAACAACAGGCATCCCGGAGGATGCCTGTATCATGACTGAATAAAACTTCTGAATATCTTCACATTTTCACAAACTGACTGTGGTGCTAATAATTTCTCTGCGTTAATGTTTTTTTGCCCGAGCACCAGAAACAAAAATAACTCCTTAACGTTAATCTTTGTCTGTCCCCGCAACTCTGCGGGATTTTTTTATTCTTTTTACCTCTGCCGCCCGATAACCACGACCGCCCGCCACAAAATTCACCGCATCCAGAAAACGGGCATACACCCGGCGGCGGACCACCGTGGCCCCCACCAGGCTCTGCAGGTCCTCCGCCATTCCGGTGACCAGACCGAACAGATTGGACACCGTCAGTGACGGGCGGGCACTGCTGCCCTTCCCGTTCATCTCAAAACCGCTGCCGTCAATCGGGTATGCCTGATATTCCCGCCCCTGCCAGGTGACCGCCTCCCCTTTTTCATTCAGCTCATTACAGAAAAAATACCGCTCACCGCCCTGCACCGTCAGGTCAATTTCCCAGAGCACCACCCGCGGTGACTGCTCTGATTTAACCGACTCGTTCAGACTTTCTTCATGAATGTCCTGCATCAGTTCACCACCTGCTCAATCGTACAGCTGAAATCACTGTACCGGGCGTTATCCGTGACGCTCCACTCCCGGCACACAACCCTCACCGTCCGGTTATGTTTCGGCGGTCGCCACAAAAAGGCACGGTAACCACCATGCCAGGATAAAAATTCATCCAGCCAGCGCCGGGTTGACTCATCCGTCACCCGGAACACCGCCTGAAACGTCTTCAGTTGAGGATTCAGCCCTGTGGGGCGGCGCTGTTCATAACCGTCACCAAACCGCACCCTCACCACCGACGGCTTCTCACTCACCTGCATCCCTTCACGCGGGACCAGATGCAGCGTTTTTATCTCAGCCACTCAGCATTCCTCCGTCACGTCGCATGGACAGCATCACCGCCTGCACCCGCTGGTCAATCAGCTGCACAAGACTGCCTGCCGCCTCCGGCCCTATCTGTCCGTTAGCCCCGTCATTCTGAATGGCGATGTGGTAGACCGGGGAATACACCAGACCAGCACTGCCGTTCATACTGCCCACGGCGCGTACGCCCAGCGAGCCATCCGCCGCCCGGGTCAGGGGCATAATAGCTTCAGGTCCGGCTTCCCCCATCAGCCCGGCCCCTTTTGCAAACGCAAAGTACGTGGGCGTGTCCACAATGCTGTTGCTGTACGCGCTCAGGTTTGCCGAGGTATACACGCCGCCTTTTGCATTGGCCACCGCTCCGCCCAGCCAGTCACCAATGCTGCCGAGAAATCCTCCCGCACCGGACATACCGTTTGCCGCCGTCTTAATTCCGTTGACAATCGCGGCATTCATAAGAACTTTTGATATTTCCTGCAGCACTGATGAGGCCCAGCTGCGCCATTCCACTTTATTTCCGTTCAGCATCTCCGTGATGTTATTCACCATCCCTGAGATACCCTCCGTCGCCAGCTGTGCTGCCTGTGAGGCGTAATCGGACGCATTATCCACCCAGTTACTG